CCTTCTAAAGAAGTTAATATTAATACAGAATCATCAGAGTCTCTTATATCAAATTCTAAAATTTCTTCTCCAGGATTAGAGGAAACGATATTATTAATTAACTCGAACGTATACTTATTAACTAGTTTTATTTTAGAGGAAACATTAACGTTATCATCTAAATTTTCAGTATATCTATAACCTAAAATATTATTTCCGAGACTTACTTTATCATCTATAATATTATCATTTAAAGTAATTTGATCTACCAACTTTAACACTCTACACGGGGCTACAAAACTATTATCATACAACTTTAAAATAAACGATTCAGTAGTTTTTTCTAATGCATATAATGTATCAGTATTATTATCATAGCTAAATCTTTGTGCACCCTCAAATACGTCTTCTTCCAATCGTATGAGACTCCCTCCAGTAGCAAATGTACCTGAAAAGGTGTACGATGACGTTGAAGTAGTAGTAAAATAATTAAAAGACTTATCATCGTAAATAAAAATCATACTATCAAGAGTATCATCTAAAACCTCTAATCCAGGAACGTTTTCTGTAAAACTAAAAGGGTCAATCTGTATAGACGTGCTATTTGATTTAGATACTTTTACATCATCATTTCTTAAATCTTTTTTACCACTTGATAGACCTAAAAAGTAACTATCTTCATTTTCTATTGAATTTAAAAAATCAAATAAATCAGGATTAGCAATAATATTTTTTGAATATATAATTAAATTATTCATATTCAAAATTTGTAAATTAGTATCAATAAAATTTTGATCTATTACGTTTCTAGGTGATATAGAAGGTTGCTTTAATACATTAGTATTCTCTATAGATACTGTTCTATCAAATTCAAACTTATTTAAGAAACAATTAGTTAGAAAAGTATCTTTACCACTTAATAACTTAGAAGTAGTATTAAAAGTTTTACCAGTAAAAGCTTTTCCTTCATGTATAGTGAATAACCCACTATAATCGAAGCCGCTTAAAGTAAATGAATCACCGTTAGTATATTTAAAATAGTCTATCATTTGTAGTCAATAAAATTTATATCGTTTATAACAGCAGTTTTAGGTAACGAGCTTTTAATATTACTTAACATTACATCTCTTACTTCGTCTGCTACATTAGTACTAATATTTAAATTCTTAATATTAATATCAATAATATTACTCTTATTTTTAAGATTAGTATTAATTGAATTAAGAAGATTAATTTTATCAGTCAAGTTTCTCATTCCACAAGGTAACGAAATTGATAAATCCTGAATATTATCGATATTAGTACCAAAAATGTATCCCAATTCTTGATATTTTTCCAAAGGTTTTAAGGTTAAGTAAAGATTATTAATAAACAATTTATTAGTAGCGTCATTAAATAGGATTTCTCTTTTATTATTAGACGACTTTAAAAATATATCGCCAAATAAAATCTTCTTAGTAAATATTTGATACGCGTTAATATTAAATGAAAATATTACATTAGTATTTAAATATAAATTACAGATACCTTCTATAGCGTTAAAAGATAGGAAAATATTATTTTTTTCAAATTTATCTAAATTAAAGATAGTTATAAACGTGTTTTTATCTAAACGATCTTCAATTGATACTCCTTCAGTGCTGTTATCAAATATTTTAAATTGAAAAAGCACTTCGTCGCCAGTTTTAGTAAAGCTAAACCCTCCATTAATATCATTACTTTCAGAATATAATGTAAAATCACCAGCTTCATTTTGATAAGTAAAGCCCAAGCTAAACCCACCATTTTCATTAATTGAGTTAAAGTAATTATTCACTCTATTATTAATACGAGCAGTTTTACAGAAATTAGTAGGTGACTCTCTTAAAAAGTCGTTTCTTGAAACTCTAACATATTTGTATCTTTTTTGTGGTTCAAAAGTTAAATCACTCTTTTTATCAAAATATATTTTTTTCTTAACTGAATCTTTTAAAGTGGAATTATTTTTTATTAACTTTTCTACACTTTTTTCATAAGTTATATTAAAAATAGGTGATGCAGCTAAAGCAGTTTCTTTAGTAGTATAATCAGGATAATAATATCTATCAACCCATATTCCTTCTTGACCTATACCACCTGATAACCAAGTACATAAATACGTTACATCCTCATCTACTGTGGAATCGTCGTCTAATTTATAAACTCTATCAGATAAATCAGGTCTCTTAAATGAAAACGACCCACATTTAGTAAATTTAGTATCATTAATGTTTAATTTATTGAATGGCGCCATCGATGACGGAGTAGTAAAAAATGTTGTACCAGGTTTTATCTTTATATCAAAGTTATCGTATACAAAGTTTAAAGACAAGGTTTCATTTCGTTCACTATCTACGTCAGATAAAATAGAAGTATATCTTCTTAAATTTTGACTGAATATTGTAGTATCTGAAGTAGATAGAAGATTATTTGAAGAGGTAAACTCTTCTTGTGTATTAACTATATTTTTTAAATTAATAAAATTAAAATCTAATTTATTATTATTCGATGAACTATAAAGCAAATAATTAGATGGTAGATGAAAATCACTCTTATCATTGTTAATAGTTCCTTTATTAGTATACGTAACAAAACTTGTATTATAAGGTGACGGTATATTTAAATTAACTTCTTGATTAAGCCTGATAGAATTACTACTCACAAAAAATTGATTAGGTTTTGATGTATCATCAATTAGTTTTGCAACAAGATTTCCTCCTAAACCTATAATAGAGTATTTTCCATCTGTCTTTTGAGAAAATAAATTTATATAACTTTCGCTTTTGTATTTTAAGAGATTATATTCTAAATTTCTACCAGAAGAAGAAATTTTATTTTCTGATACAAATAGTATATTTCTGTTATTTTCAATATCTCTTGCATCATCACTAACTACTAAAAAATATCTAATATTATCAACTACTGTACTAACTCTACAAATAAAATCATCAATAAAGATTATTTCAAAATCACTAGCAAATTCTATATTAGTTGTGAAAGAAGTTTTACCATAAAATTGCGAATTGTCTATATCATTACTCGTTTTAAAAGCGCTTAACGAAGCATTGTCGAATATTAAAAAATTACTACTTGAGGTAGTAAAGTTTAAAGTTGTAAAAAATGAACCAGGTTTAACTCTTACCTCTTTTACTGATGCTACGTCATCTAATAGATACTCATTAGTAAGATAAAAATTAGTGAAATTTAAGTTTTTGAAATCTTGAATCCCCGATAAAGCAGATATAAAATTTAATGAAAATCCACCATTATACGTCTGCCTATATTGATCTAATGTTAGATCAGCAGGGCAACAACCAGCTTCTACAGAGCTTAAAGCACTTAAACTTGATTTTAACAAACAACCCATTTTATATATTTATTCAGTATTCTCCTTATATGATTTGTTATCAAATTGAACTATATAATTGTTTTTCTTTGATAGTAGAGTTATTCTAGAACTATTATTATCATCATTTAGTAGATCCACACCCATAACATCTAGATCATCTACATTTTCATAATAACTTTGCGAATTAATAATTATAGGCACATTTACACGTAAAGTTTCTCCTGTAATATAACCTATGTTCATTTTGAAAGTAATAGCTTTTTTTAGAGCATATGATGAAGGGTAGTATTTGTGCTTGTAATCTGTACTAAATGTAACTGGAGTAGCCCCTTTTTGTAATTCAGGAAAAATAGACTCTTTTCTATAATCTCTAAAAATTTTTATATCAGGGTTGAATACATCAGAACCGTCGCCCCAGTCTATAGTAACGTATGCTGGAAACGTTTCTGTGTATATATTAGATATATCTAAAGTTACTTGAGTAAAATCAAATAAATCTATTTGATTTAAAGTTTGTTCAGTATTCATATCTTCTTTGGAAGAAGAAACAGATAAGGTAAATGTATTCATAGAATTAAAGCTGCTGAGGAAAGAGGTAGTTTAGAGGTTGATAAAGTAGGTACTGAAGAGGATAGAGTGAAGAAGGCATTACTTAAATCAGCTTCACCATTTGCAGTAAAGCTATCAGTAAATCTACTATTATTACTACTAAAAGTTGAACTGTGTAAAAAGTTTACACTATCTTTATACTCAAAAAGATAATTTACCAATAACGGTCCTTTATTAAGATCTTTAATTAAAAATGCTAAATTAAATTGCTCGTTATCACTATTATAGGTTAATATAGGTTTACCGCTTTCTATATAAACAGAATCAAATGAAGATAAATTAAACATACAATTATTAGCATTATTTCCTGTAGTAGGAAATATTTGTTCCGTTTTATCTTCTATGTAACTATATTTAAATATTGAAGGGTATAATCTTATATTCTTAAATGTAAGCTGTTCTTTTTGAACTCTGCAATAATAAACATTACTTCCAACCTTAAGTCTATTACTTACTTTATCAAAGAAATTAGTATTAATATTTAAAGTACTAGTAAAGGTATTAGGAGTAACAAATTTATTATCTTTATAAGATGTTTTTTCTGTAACCAAAAACGAACTAGTTTCGATAAACAAAGTATCATATAATATATCAAAATCTACTACTTTGTTTGATAACTCATGACAGATAGTGGTGTTATATTTACCAGAAAGATAATCTAAAGTTTGAGTTAATTCTTTTACTGCTGGCGCAGCCGACTTTTCGTTAATATTTTTAATGTAAATTTTACCTACATGATTTTTTCTATCAAAGGTAGATTCCGGAGATGTATCTATAGTAGAAAAATCAGTAACGTTAGTGGAATCAACTGTATCGTTATATAAAAATCCTTCATCTGTTTGGGTATAATTAAAAATAATATTATCAGTAAATTTTGAACCATCGTAGTTTTTTACTCCGTTATCCCCTGATAATCTAACATTATAAGTAAAATCACCTGAAAGACCTTTATAGAGAGATATACCAGGCTTGTATACAGTATCAGGCCCAGTATCATCACTTAAAGCTCTTACTACTGTCGTGCCTCCGTCATAATAACCTATACCTGCTTCAACTAACTCAGAAAAATAGAACTGATCTGCGCTTTCACTAAACGCGCTTAAACCTGATTTAATAGGATCAGCTAAAGCTTCAGTATCAGAAAATCTAAAATATGCTCCTTCTTTTACGTCGGCATCAAAAGTAATTGATTCAGGTCTCGTATAATCAACTTCAAGATAATTAGAAGGTTGAATTAATTCTTGATACGGAGCAAAAAATCTACCAAATATAAAGTAAGAAGATAACGGTAAATCTGGAGACTGGTCACCAGGAGCATTAAATCCGTTAGTAAATCCTGATATACCAGATCTTATAGTTTCCGAAAATGTAGCACTATCAGTTATATCATAGTCAAATTGATATCCTTCACTATATAAATCATCAAAAAATACATAACCATTTAAAACTAAATTTTTAATATGATTAGGTACTTCAAATTTTAAGTTACTTCTATAATAATTATTATCTTTAACTAACCCGAAAATATTACCAAAAATATCTTTCTTACTATCATCTATATACCCCTCATTATACAGATAAGATAAATCAGTATTTAAATTTCTTTCTTTTTTAATTTCAGAAGAATATCCTAAAAAAGATGTACTTCCTTTATCTAGATTAGGTTGATTTATAGCTATACCTTTACTTCTATTATTAATAGAACTTGAAGTATCTACTATAAAAGTTAAAATAGAATCATTATTAGTATATAAATTAGGATCAGGAAATATATAAAATTGATTAGGTTTGTATTCTGATCTTTTAAAAAAATCTATTCTTTTGCCTTGTATAGTAGCTATAGCTGTATTGCTAGGTTTAAAGAAACCTAAATCCCTTTCACTTATTACTTGATTAGAAAAATTAGAAGCAGTAGAAGGGTAATTTTGATTTAGAAAATTAGCATAAGGTTTTTCTGATTTAAATAGAATTCCTATATCTGAATTACCATTACTATCAGTAGATAAAAAGTAAAAATCTGAACCTATAAATTTTTCTGTCTGTTTCTTTTTAGAGCTTAAAACTTGATCTAACTCTTTCAAATTTAACAATTCACTATCAACAGAAGAGAAAAGCTGATTAATTAAATCACTTTCAAGATCTTTAAATAAATTACTTCCCTTAGATACAACCCCAGGCTCATACTCTTTATAGTTAGCACCATATTCTTTAGCATCAGGATCTCTATTAAAATATTGAGCAAAATTATCATAATACTCTGTTAATGATACAGAAAGATTAGTTTTAATATCTTCTATGTTATAATCAATATTGCTTGTATCCCTATTCTCTAAGAAGTCTATAATTAAATCCTTAGAAGCTTGCTCAACACCTATACTACTTCCTTTAACTTTACTTTTAGTAAGGGAGTAATGCAAATTATTTCTCTTTTTCTTATAGTATGATATAATATTTCTAATTTTTTTACTGAAAAACGACATGGCAATTTGCATATCATACTTGTCAGTAAAATCTAATTGAGTTAAAAACTTCTTTTCAGCATTAGAAGAAAAGTTTAACGTTATATCTTTTAAGAAATCTCTGTACCTATCTAAAATTAAATCTTGATTACTTACCCCAAGTGTCGTGTTTCTAGTATTCCATTCATTAAGATAATTATTATAGAAAGCTGTTAAAGTTTCAGGCTTATAACTCTCACTTACCGTTTCAATGAATTGCAAAAACGAGTATGGAGTAAATTTATCTAATGCCTCGTCACTATTTACATTAGAATTAGTTATAGATTGGTTTACATTTGGAAACCCTGTAGTAATGTTATCCATTAAACATATTTATCCTTAAAATAGGGATAGACTACTAAATAAGGAGTTTCGAATGCTAATATCAAAGATATTATCTTCTCCTTCTAAACTACTCAACGGTTCATTAAAGCCTACTGTAGTTAGCCCATTATCATAATCTATTAATCCGCTAAATATAGTATTATCTGTAACAGCAGATAAGGAATAAAATTCATAAAAGGTATTAACTGTATCTATATTATATAAAGTAGGTAAAATTAATCCCCATCCCCAGTTATCACCTCCACTTAAAGATGCATTAAATGATTGATTACTATAATCACTCAGCATGTATGTATTAGTATTCTTAGCTCCTCCACCTGTATTGTGACCACTTAAAGCACTTAAAGGCTGGAAGGTATTTAAACGTAAATATGTATTACTATACTTTTCGTAAGCTACAAGATCACTTCCTGCTGAAACTTCATATGTTAAGGAACTTATTTCCGGTCCTAGATTCTTACCATGAATAACTTTAGTTGTAGTACCCATTGGATCAAAATTTTCTTCAAATTTATTTTTACTACCTCTAAATTTATTATAGCTTAAACTTAATGTATCTATAAATCTTTTGACTTGCTCAGGTTGTTGGGCTAATGCTCTATCAAATACTATTCCATTATCGTTAGTTAAAGAAGCTAAACTTATTAATGAACTAATATCACACATATCAATATCTGTATTATTTGATACAAAGTTAAATACTCTTTCATATAATTTTTTACCCAGTAAATCATATCTGCTGCTTACATTACCAAAAATAGTACCAATAAAGTCATTAAAAAAGATATTTTTATCTAGTAAGATTTCTTGAAATCTCATATCTTTTATATTTTGTTCAAAGTCAAAATTTTCGTTGTGCTTATAAAAATTATAAAAATCTTTAGGATAAGCAGTTAGAGTTACTAAACCATTTACTGTAGAAAGTAGAGAACTACTAGTATTAAACGCATATTGATTTCTCGCGCTAAGTGTTAATCTTGTAGCTGAAGCAGAAAGATTATCGTTAAATGTAAGAGCTCCTCTAAACCAGAAATTAGTATCTAATGATGATAAAGTACTAGCTAAATTAGATATAGTATAGTAAGAGGACTGAACAACATTATCATTGTTAAATAAGTTACTAGTAGCCCCCGATAATACTACAAAAGTAGGATTACCAGCTGATAAAGCTTTCATAGTAAAATTATCATTACTAACAGGTGTAATAACAAAGGGTATATCTAAACCTTTATATTGTGTTTTACTAATCGAAAAGGTTTCTCGTTCAACACCTTCTCCGTTAATACCATTAGAGCTAAATTTTATGGCGCTTAAGGTCTGTCCAGAGGTTGGACTTATAAATGAAGATAAAGTAATATCTAAATTATTAGCGTAATTATTATTTTTATAGCCCTTTAAAGTATTAGAAAAAATATTTTCTCTATTTTTGAAAAAGGATATATTTATTGGAGATGTTTGATCATCTGCTTTTACATATATTTCTTTTGAACCAGAGCTTCCTACATATACACTTGATAAACTTGTACTTAAACCTGGAACTAAAGCACCGTCAGTAGTTAGTCTAGCATATAGATCTACTGACGAAAGTGATATTTTATCAATCTCTACAAATTCAAAACTAGAGAGGGTTGGTAGATAGTTTTTTTCGTAAATTGAAAAATATTTTTCTAAACTGTTAAATTTATTTTTCGTTAAATTAAAGTAATTTTTATATTCACTACCGGAAACACTATAATATAAATCTTGAAAATCTTGATAAAATGGAGTTTGTGAAGTTACTGTAATAGGACCAGATATTTCACCTGCTGATAAAACTAAAGCTGGCTTGGAAGCAGCTATGTCTCCCGGTGGCATACTAAGAGAGAAGGTATTTGTAATATAATCTTTAATATGAACTGAATCACTATACGAGGCTAAAATAGAGTTATTTTTACAATCACGTATAACCATTCTTACTATATACTCACCAGGATATTGATATATATGAGTACTACTAATATTATTACCAAAAGTACCATCTCCAAAATCAAAAGTAACCTTTTGATCGTTTAAAGGAATTTCCCTACTATCATCTTCAGGTATTCTAGCTTTAAAAGTAAGAGGAGTTATATCCAGATTATAAGATGAGAGTTTTGCTTCTCCTTTATAATCTATGACATCAAAAATAGCATAGTCTGTTTTAATATTACTCATCTACAACTTTAATTCTATTCGTTAATGAAAGAGGTGAATATAAGTATGGAAATTTAAAATACGGTAAAGTAGTATCTTGATTTACTAAAGATATATCACTAGTCTCGTATATAGGATTAAAAGATAGAAATGAAACAGTGTCTATACTGGCTCCAGTTAATTCATTCTTAGTATAGATACGTTTAACTCCTTCTAATGATAAAATGTCATTAGTTAATTTATTAAAACTTAAATTTTGACCTAACTTATTATTAGAGGGATCAAAAAATGACCTTATCAAAGCAGCAGTTCTTTCACTTAAAGTATCTTTATTAATTTTATTATTAATTTCCCTTACTACATACAGTAATGTATTATCTAGTAAATTTAAATCTAAGTTAGATGAATTTGTAAAGCCTAGTCCATACGCCATATAAATAGGGTCTCTAGGTACAACAGTATTAGAAACCATTTTTCTTTCTTTACAAGTATCAACTATTAAATTTTTAAAGGATTCAGATAGATACGGAGGGAAAAATTTATCTTCAGTTACTTTAAAATTAGGAGTGCAAAATATGTTAATATTATTAAAATCACATGAGTCAGCAAAATTAATTTGATTAATTAAAACTCTATTTACCTTATTAGGATCAACACATATATCGTAAAAGTATTGAATGTACTCATTTATGTACGAGTCGTTATCTACCACAGATATACTATTAATCACATTAGCTAGATTTTTTTCCAAAAATGCCTTATAATCATCTTCATTAACTAATCTTAATTGAGATGAAAAAGATTTAGGCGCATTTTTTCTAATTTCATCTACTGTTTCTTCTTCTGATAATGAAGTAGAGTTTTGAGGGTTATTAACAGTTAGTAAGGAACTATTAGCTACATTAATAAATGTTGTTTCATCTTTATTAGCAAACGTATCATTAAAAATTTGTCTTTGTCTTAATGAATCATAATTAAATAATTTATTACCATTAATAACATTTTTACTAATTATGCCTTCAGTATTATCTGATAAAATATAATTTACTGAAACTACATCTCCTGCATTTAATTTTTTACCAAATACCCCACTTCCAAATTTAATTTCATAAAAACCATTTTCGTTTAAGCGCTTCTCATAAACTCTATCTGTTGAATCAGTTAAATATAAACTATCTACTTCTTTATACAAATAGTAAGTATTATCGTTAGCTTCCTTAACGTAAACATCAATAGTATTATCTGCTATAAATTTTTCATCCCTACTATCTACTACATTTTTTACTACTATAGGAAGTAATTCAAATTCTTCTCCTTGAGCGTTATAATCCGGATACTCTTTTATTGAGCCTTGATAAAGTATTACCGAATCATTTAAACTTTTTAATACTTCACTTCCGGCAACAGTTTTGTTAAAAGAATAATCATCAATAAAATTGTATTGAATACCATCTGCTAAAAAATACGAATTCTTCTTAATTGTATAGCTTCCTATAAGCATATCAGCTGATCCTACAGCGTTAATTGGTACTATAGAAGTTTGTTTACCAGCAGGTTTATAACCTATTAGCTTAACAATCTTATTCATATTTTCATAAATAGATGCTTGATCAAAATTAACTTCTGCAGCATTTTGATTTAAATAGAATAGTAAGACGTGATAAGAGTAAGCTATGATATCTATAACTGCTGCTAAGTTACTTCCATCATAATTTTGATCTGTAAACTTTTCATTCGTGTTTAATCTGTTTACTATATAATCTTTTAAACTTACAGCATCAAATGCCACATAAGCATTTTGCGGTAAGCTAAAATCTAAAAATTCATTGTCGTTGTTATTAGGAGTAGCCATAATTAAAATATAATATATCCGTTGTTATTTAATGACGACCTTATAGATATACCATATACATCTAGGGAAGGAATATCGATTTGCATGTTTATTCTATATTCATTTTGATCCGTATTAGGAATAACTACTACATTATTAACAGTTATCCTTGGCTCCATTTCAGGTAATCTATTTCTTATATCGTCTCTTATTGAAAAAGCGCTGAAGTCCGAAATAGGTTCAAATAAATACCGTCTTAAATCTAATCCAAACTCTGGACTTAATATCTTTTGCCCTGGAGTTGTTAAGAATATATTAGTAATACTATTTCGTATAGCATTTTCATCAAATACGCCTTGTATGTCTTTTAATACAGAGTTCTTGTTTAATTGTTTATTATAGTAGACAGATGTCTTTAAATCTAAAAATAAATCCTTAAAAAGATACCCTTGATTAAGTGAAGCACTATCAAGTTTAGTAGTTGAAATATCTGTTAATTTGATCAAGGCCATTTATTATATTTAATGTAGCATATTCATATTAAGGAACTATAATATAATTAGATATGAAGATTACTGGAAAACTTATTACTGAAGTCGAAGTTGATCATAAAGATCTAGCTAAAGCTCTTAAACGTGCTATTTTTGTAGAGCTTGATCTACCTCGATATAATAAAGTACATCACGACGGTATATCTTTTATTGAAACTGTTGATGCTCATACTTCTCATAGGTTTGAATATGAAAGACCTGTAAAGCTCGCATGTAAAGATGATATTGAAGTGTTTGAAGCGTATAATACTATAAAAGAATTTTTATATAACGTGTGATTCTTTGCAAGTTGGCATAAATAATCATATGGCTGATAAAAAGTTTGTAAGTTTGCATGAATCTTATATGAGAAGATATGAGCGTGGAGGTTTTCTTGTAGGAGATGTTTTTAAGTTTAATGATAACTTCAAGAGCTCAGATGAGTTTAAATCTTTAGGTACCAATACTCAGGAGCTTTTACAGCAAATGATTGACTCCGGTCAACATGTCAGAGTTGTAGGTATTAAAGATACTACTTCAGCAAGATACCCTGCTAATGCTGATACAACTACATTAGATGTGGTATTAGATCTAGCTCTTGACGATGGGGGTGGAAGGTATTCACATCACGTTTCTATTCCTAGTAACTTAGGACAATCTGAAGAGTTTTATCCTAATCTTCCTCCAATTCCGGATGCATTCAAGAGAAAGAGCAATGTTAATATTAAGCCAGAAGAAGCAGAAACAACTAAGGCTCCAGAAGCTAGGGATGAAAGTCCTGATAGGGCTCTTCCTGATAGTAATGTAGATATTCCATCTGATGCTGTTACACCATCTCCAGCTGCTACTTCTTACACGCAGCAATATTTAGGTGATTTAACTAAGGGCCCTAGCGCTTATTAATCTTAATATTTTTATTAAGAATTAAATTGATACAAGCAAGTATAAAAAGACCGAACAGGTATGTTTCGGTATATATAACATAGACGCTAAAAAGTACTAAGGCTGCTATATACATTTTTCTAGATTTACTAGACACGCAAAAGCGTTTATCTCTTTATCTACTAC